AGGGAGATCAACAGGTTGAACAGTAGGTGCTTCACCTAAGCCTTGTACTTGTACTCTTTGTTTAGCCATTATCTTCCTCTTATTGCAAGTGGACCACGAGCGGGTAAAGTATATTGATCTGTACCTAGCATGTAAGTAGATATACCCATTCCTGTGTCAATAGCTGTAGGACGCTCAAGTGCTTGTAAACCTTTGTAAGTACCGTAAGCACCTAAACCTGATTGTAGAATACCTAACCCAGCTCTTAACGCACTTGGTTTCTCTATAGGTCTACTAAGTCCCCGTATCTCTTGTTCAGATGCCATAGCTAATTGTTGTAGATTTAAACCGTGACGCATTGCATAGAGTTTATCTTGTGATGTAAGTGCAGCTACTTGTCCAGCTTGTTGTCTGATATAATCATCCATTAGTGCTTGGACAGATAGACCAGATACACCTGCTTCACCCGCTGCCACAACAGCTCTAGATACAGCAGCCTCGCCTCTAGCAGCTACCTTACCTTTTTCTTGAGCTACCGCTTCTACCTGTTGTTGTCTCTCTAGTAAAGCAGTAGTCCGCTGCATCTGTGCTTTCTGTTGAGCAGCAGCTATAGATTGTCTTTGTAACTCAGCTTGTTGTTTAGCTTGTTGTCTAGCACCTGCATACTGCATACCAGTAGACACAGCACTTATTCCTGCGGATATACCAGCTATAGCTAAACTTGGACTACACATAACAATTACTTCCTCTCTAATATAAATGACAGATAGTTATCGTACTGACAATCGTTAAACTCAGCACCTAACCACTCCAACCATCTAATGCTCAGTGTGTTAGTACGCATAACAAAGTTAGTTAAGTAATCAAATCCATTCAGTAGTTCCTGCATCCGTTCCTTAGAGTTCTGTAAGAAGAACTTCTTAATCTTTGGTAATCTTCTAGTACCTAATAACCAAGCACTTCCGATATTAGTACCGTTGATAGGAGCCACTCCAAATGAGCAGTATAGATAGTTGTTATCATCCTTTACACTGTAGCACTTGCTAGATGTAGCGTACGACATATACACAGCATCTCTAGGGTGGGACATCAACCCAAGAATCTCTAACATATCTTCCTCCCGTAAGTCTTCGTACAGATCAGGAGCATCCATATCAAGTTGTGCTTCATCTATTCTAAGCTCCATATCTTCTACTCCTCGGTATCATCATGGATTCAAACTCTGCTGCTAACAACTTAACTGGCAAGGCTGAACTACTCTTCACTTCAATCGTAGCATCTTCTGGTTGTGCTTGTACGGGGAATCTGAAGTGACCGTTTTGTGGGGTGAAAGTATTAAGTGTTAAGTTAGCACCAACAATGTCAGGATTAAATGCGTAGCTGTAGGTATCTCTGTACTTAGGTGTTACTTCAACAGTAAAGTGTCCGGTATCTGCGTAGTTTATACTACCGTTACGGATCGTTTGGAACGCATAGTCAGAAGCACTACGACCTCCTCTTTCTGTTGGTTGTTTAAGTGTTTGGTCAGAGAACCTGTACAACATATTGTACGGCACACCAGCAAAGAAATACTTGTCGTTGTTGTAGAACTTACTAGCCACCCAATCAGGTGCTGTACTAACATCGGTACTAACAGTCCAATATGTAACATTAGGAGTTACTGAAGTATCAACAGCGATGAACGAACTTGGAGATGTGTGAGTAGTTTCGCATTTATAGATCGTACCGTTATGCGTTACATAATTAGCTAGTGTACCACTAACCGTACCTTGTGTAGCTGATGTTCTAGTAAATGGTATATTGTGTCCGTTCTTTGTGTATATCTCTACATCTGTAGGATCAAAGGGAAAGTTAGATATAGTAGTAGTCTTAGAAGCTGCGTCGTAGCTAGTAGTCAATGTACTACCATCCACCCTACTATCGAGATACAATGTATAATCTAATCCAGTATCTTTAATACCGTCCTCAAGGGTCAAGCTTTCTAAGTGTAACCCCTCAGTGTCTGCTGTTAGTAAATGCAAGTTACTGTCGATAAAGTCAAACCCTCGTACATCACGATCAAATGTGAACTTCATCCAAGCACTTTGTATCTTTTCTTTGTTTGACCAAAAGTACTTATATACAAACAAAGTCTTAGCGTCTGCACTTGTACCAATAACAATAGTGTTCTCAGCTTGTGATCCAGCTATCTGTTTAACATCCGCTGTTATGTACTTAGGTATCTGTGATGTTATCTCTTCACTGTTGAATGTCTCAGTGTTGTTATCAACAAAGTATTCGTATACTCCCTCAAAGTCATTCCGTTTAAATGTGAAGTAGATGTAATTACCTAGTGCTATTGGTTCTACACTGTCAGATATATCGTACTCAGTAACAGGAGCTATAGCTACAGTCTTAGGACTTAACACCTCTGCTCCTCTAAGTACAAACTGTGACTGTTTACTGAATAACATCAACTTCTCTTGGAATGGTATAGCGTGTTGCAGAACTGCTACCTTTGTATGGCTAAGTCCTACATCTATCGGTGCACTGTCTAGTAGCTGCTGTGTAGTGGTACGGAAGAAATTAAAGTACTCATCTGCTTCAGAGAAGATAACATTGCTATCTGTGAGGAATCCTAAACGGTTCTTAAAGAAGAATACATCGTTGATGGTCTTGCCTACGAAAGAGGGGAATGGGTTGGTACTGTTGTCTCCAGCACCTCTAGATGTATAACCTATCGTATTAAAACTATAAGAAGTACCTGAACTCCAATAGTTATTAACAAGAGTGTAGTCGCTACTTACTACCCAGTATTGTTTCCAATCTTCTATACCATCTCCATCCGAATCTACAGAAGAACCAGGTTCATTGTTACTATCTGAAACATGTTCTTTAGATAGTGAATAAACAACTCCATTATGTTCTACATAATTAATTAATTCATTCGGAGTTTGCAATATGAAATTGGTAACATCTCCGCTAGAATTAAATTTAGGTATAAGAGTAATTGGAGCTGTTGTATTATCTATATTTGTTTCTATACCTAAAGCTAAACCTGCAGATAAATTACTTTTCTCCCAACCTGTTATTTCTATCCAACTGCCCTCACCGAAGTCTTCTTTATCTTTAGTGCTAAATTGAACATAGTAGTCATCTTGGTCTATATCAGCATCTCCTATTACTTTAATTCTAAAACCATCAAAACAATGTTTAGGTAGATCAGTAATACTTTGTACTTCTTTATAAGCTACGCCTAATCCTTCATTACCTAAACCGTCTTCTGTGCGTAAAGAAAAGTCAGCCTCACCTGTAATCTTTATAACAGCCCCTCTTCTATCTACCTGAAAATTTAGTGATGTAGTAGAGAAAGTAAGATCAGGCATAGTGTAGCCGTAACTTGCTGCATTAGATGCGTCTACATATTCTACTTCGTAAGGTGTCCAATACGCACTGCCGCCCTTATGTGAAAATTTTGATATTTCATGTATAATTGTTAACTTATAGTAATCACTACTTAATGATGAATCATAACTTAGACCTTCATGCGTCAACTGCCACGACTGAACCTCCCCATCGCTAAAAGTCATAAGACCTTTAACTCCTGTAGCTATTAATGTGCTTTCGTTTTGTTGAGCTAATATATTAGTTGAGTATTGATCTATTTTAAACTCATACTTAGCCATACGATAACCCAAAACTGGGTCGTTTCTAGCTCCTGTATCAGGAAATCCTAAATCTAATACTCCTGTCGGATTACTAAAAGTTACGGTTCCTAAACCAGATTGACTAGCTAAGTGGTCTTTCAAAATAATTTCTAAATCCTCAGCTATAACTCCGGTATCTGCATATTCTCCCCTGAGTTGTCCCTGAGCATAACCACTCTCGTATGTGTGTCCTGCTTTCGGTACTTGATCGCTTTGTACACCAGCAGGATATGCGGGATTATTAGTGTTTAAACTACCGGGTCTTATTAAGTTCCCGTCTAAGTATATATCGTAATTCTTTTCGTAGTCCCCTAATCTAACAACGATCAATCCTTCGTACTCCAAATCGTTACTCTTCTCAGCTTTGTCTACCTTTACTTCCTTCTTCTTATTAACAAGGAATGTATAGTCAGCTACTGTCAGTGCTCGTAAGTCTGCTAACGGATTGGTTATACCACTGAGGTAACTCTGTGCGATAGATGTAGTAGCTACTGAGATATTGTTACCACTGTCTAAATCAATAACGCCTACACCACCAAGAGACACTGTGACACAATACTTGTTATCTTCATCTCTCTTTACAAAGTGGGTGAACAAGTTAACACCAGGATCAGTAGCGTCTATATTCTTCTTGTAGTTAGTAGGTGGTCTCTTTACCAATCCTTCTACAACAGTAGCCCAAGCATTAATCTGCTCATCACACTGACCGGGGTATCTTAGATTGTCAGGCTGCTGCGATACTCCCTGTGCTAGGTTAGGTACACTGTTTACTAACAGAGGCATGTCGCTTATCTATCTAATACTCTAAGTACGCTATAGTGGTCAAAGATAGTTCTGTCTGCATTCTCAGAGTCACTATCAATAGCACGAGCTTTAGCTTCTATCTCATCTCTCAAAGCAAACCCCTCGATCTCTCTACTGCCTAAGAATCTGTTAGCAAAGATACGAGCTGCTTTAACTGTGATGTAGTGACGGAACTGCTCAGGCATATCTGTGAATGCTAACTCAAAAGTAATCGAAGCTTTCACTTCTTTCGTCCATACATCCGTGTGATTCTTTCTATCGTATAGAGTAAGTCCACGCTGTACTGGATCACTGTCTGTATAAATTTGTGGGTCTAAGTCTACCCTAAGTGTGTTACTTGGTAGGTTAATCTTAGATGTGGAAGCGTCAGGAGTAAGGGTGTATTCGTGTTCTGTATTGAAGTGCCAACCCTCTGACTGTATGGCTTTACTGGTTTCGTCCAGCACTGCTTCCGCTTGTACGACTGTTACCGGAACTGCTGTTCCTCCTAATGTATTTACTGGTGCTTCTCCAATAACGGAGATCATCGTGTTTACTGCATTTAGTTTAGTCGTAAGTGCCATAGCTCTATATAAAAATTAATCCCGATGGAGGGAGCGGAACGAATCACAGACCTCCCAACACCGAGAGAAAACAGGTTATGCGATCAATTCGATGCAGCACTCAGGACGGAGGATTCCGTGACCCATTGCGTACTTCGCAACAAAAAGCGTACCTTGACGCTCGATCTGATACTCCGACTCGGTAGCAAGATCAAGCAGTTTAACAGTTCCTACAGCAGAGCTGTGACCAACAATACCTACGCTATTGCGGAAGTCAGCATTATATCCGTTACCAACACCGAATGGATCATTTGAAGCGTCTCCGTCTTCGTCAGAACCACCGAGGTTTCCAGAAGGAATGTGGTTGGATTTATAGATGCTGATACCAGCAACTTGAGGAACAGTACCGCCAGCTAGTGATCCAGAACCTCCGACATCAGTATTAGCAGCAGATGCAGCGACGGAGAAAGCTCCTCCAACATCAACACCAGTTACTAATTTGTAGTAGTCTACAGGTTTGAGAACACAGAAACGACCATCTTCAGCGACATCGTTTTCATCGAGCTTTTGAGCAGCAGCAAATAAAGCAGCAACTAACTCAGCTCCGCTGAACGCTTCAGGAGTACCCGCAACAATGTTGGAAGTACCGAACTCAGCATCAGCGATGTTATAGCGTCCACCAGTCTTTGGAGCTTGGTCCAAGTTAGTAGCGGAACGAGCAGCACCAATGAAGGTTTTAGCAAGAGCTTTGTCAAAACGAACTGCAAGAGCTTTACCCAACTCGTTAGCGTAGACGCTGCGGATGTCGTAGTGATTCTTTACATCGTCAATGTTAGCCAAGAAGGTAGAAGCAACAAGCATCTTATCGATGGTGATTACTCTTTCAGTCTTAGCAATATCACTGAGGTAGCTGTTACCGTCGTCAGCGATGTTTTGACCGGGGGTGTGGTACGAA